ACGGCATTGACACAGATATTTGCAAAAGGAAAAATTAGTGCTGAAGAAATTAACCAAATTGCTGAACGCCTACCTGGGGCGTTCAATGCTATTGCAAAAGCTACTGGCATGTCTGGCGCACAACTGCAAGAGGCGCTAAAAAAAGGTGAAGTTGGCCTTAATGATTTGATGAAGACAGCGCAATATCTTACGAATCAATACAGTGCCTCAGCCGATAGAATGGCTAAATCTACAGATGATGCCGGCGCAAGAATGAAAGTTGCGTTAGATGAACTTGGCAAAAATTTTGGCGAATTTTTTAAACCGGTTGGTGCGGGAATTCAAGATTTAATTACAAAATTGGCAAACTTTGCCAACGAAATGTTTAGAACCGCGCAATTAACCAATAAACTAAAAGATTTTAGCAAAGGTTTGACACCGGCCAATGAGTCAGCACTTACTTCTGATGCCGAAAGAATTGCAAGATTACGAGTGCTGGGCAGAAACAGGAGAGATCTGCCTATGAATCAATTGACAAATGATGAGCAAGGCAGGGTAACTCAAGCTATTTATGGAAGTAGTTACGGGGCATTAACAAAAAGTGGTGGCATTTACGGCGAATTGCGTCGTGATTATATGACTAGGCAGTTGTATGGTTTAAAGGCACTTACAGTTCCAACTGCAGCGCAAGCGCCTACAAACTTTGCGCCACCCAAGGTTGACGACACCGTTGGCAGGGGAACTAAGACTGCAGAAAACGCAGCCAAGCGTCTTGAAGATAGAAGAAAAGAACAATTGGCTGATGCTGACAAGTTGCTTGCCACAGAGAACGGCCGCTTTGAAATTGCAACCGCTGCAAATGAGTTAGAAAAGATTCAAGCCGAATACGATAAAACACAAGTTGAGCGACGAGTAAAGTTCTTAGCCCTCCAAAAAGGTGCATTAAGCGAAAAAGCTAGGGAGGTCTATGCTGAAGCACAGTATGCGGCTATCCAAGCTGATCGTTTTGAGTACAACGCTAAGATTCAAAAATTAATGGAGGATCAAACCAAAGAGCTTTACGCTCAAGTTGGCATGTCAGCTACGTTAAACAAAAATCTTCAAGCAGCCCTTTTTGGCGCATTTGATGGGGGCACTGCAACAGGCACGTTCCGCACGGACGTGGACCTGATGCCTGGTTTGACTGGTGGTGAGCTTGGCAGCAAGATCGAGGAGCTGAAAAAAAGCTTGGCAGATCTGCAGGATCCCATCAAGCAGGTAATGGCTGGTGCCCAAGCGATTGGGGAGGCTTTCTCCACCTCCTTCAAAGGGTTGATCGACGGATCGATGTCTGCGCAGGAAGCCTTGGCTGGTTTCTTCAAGAGCATCGCCAATCATTTCTTGGACATGGCCAGCCAGATGATTGCCAAATATATTGAGATGCAAATCATTGGCTTGGCGAAACAGTTCTTGCCTGGCATGTTTGGCGGCATCTTTGGCCCCAGTGGTGCGCCTGACCTTTCTGGCGCATCGTTGAATATGTCCGGCCTTACTGGAACTGCTTTTGGATCACCGTCGCTGATTGGCTCCGCCAACGGCAACGTCTTCGCGCAGAACGGTATTGTCCCCTACGCCAAGGGTGGCATCGTCGATCGGCCGATGATGTTCCCATTTGCCAAGGGCATCGGGCTGATGGGTGAGGCTGGCCCGGAGGCGATCATGCCCCTCAAGCGTGGCGCTGATGGCAAGCTGGGCGTTGCTGGTGGCGGTGGTGGTGGCACCAGCGTTGTGGTCAATGTTGATGCAAGCGGCTCGAGGGTTGAAGGGGACCAAGCACAAGGCAAGCAGCTTGGGGTTGCCATATCGGCTGCTGTACAGGCAGAATTGGTCAAACAGCAACGTCCAGGCGGCCTACTGGCCAATACACGACGCTAATGGCAACTTTCCCTGACATTGCGCCCACCTACGGCGCCCAAAAAACCAGCCAGCCCAAAGTGCGGCAGGTGCAATTTGGTGATGGCTATTCGCAGCGGCTAACAGTTGGATTGAATCAAAACCCTAAAGTGTGGAACGTTACATGGAAAACGACAGAAGCCGATTCTGACACTATTGAAACATTTCTTGACGCACGCGCCGCTGATGGCGCATCATTTACATGGACGCCACCGCATGAAGCTAGTGCTTATCAATGGATTTGCTATGATTGGTCAAAAACCATCCCTTATTTAGACTTCGTTACAATCCAAGCAACCTTCACTCAAGTATTCGAGCCATGAGCACCATCGTCACAAGATCTGGCAAAGGCAGTCCGCTCACTCACGTTGAAGTGGATGCTAATTTTACCAACCTCAACACCGACAAGGCTGGATATATTACTGGTGAAGGCGGCACGGTTGCGCAATCAACGAGCAAGGCCACAGCGGTAACGCTTAACAAGAAGTGCGGCCAGATCACAATGAACGCTGCATCGCTAGCAGCAGCTACCACGGTCTCATTTACGCTGACCAACAGCACCATTGCGGCAACTGATTTGCTGGTGTTGAACCACGTCAGCGGTGGTACGGCTGGATCGTATTTGCTCAATGCTCAAGCAGCAGCCGGATCAGCTTCCATTAACGTCCGCAACATAACTGTTGGCTCGCTGTCCGAGGCTATTGTGATCGGCTTTGCAGTCATCAAGGCTTCCATCACATAAAGCATGACCAACGCTGCCATTGCAAGCGCCATCCAGGCGATCGCCCCTAGCGCACTGATTGAGCTGTTTCAGCTTGAACTTAATGTGCCGCAGCATGGTGTTGCTGAGACGTATTACTTTCATGCTGGCACAAGCATGAACAATAATGGCGACTTGATTTGGGCTGGCCAGTCATACATGGCATTGCCCATTGAAGTGGAGGGCTTTGAATATAGCGGTCAAGGTTCGCTGCCCCGTCCAAGGATGCGCATCAGCAACATAATGGGCACCATCACAACGTTAATCCTGACGTTGCCAGAAGGTTTGGAAGGCGCCAAGCTAACGCGCATCAGAACCCTAGCGCGATTTATTGATAGCGATAACTTTGCCGCTGGCACTGACTACCTGCTGACAGAAGATAATTTCGCGCTGTTGTATGAAGACGATACGTTCATCTACCAAGAAGTTGGCAACCCATACGGCTCGCCCGATCCAACTGCTGAGTTCCCGCGTGAGATTTATTTTGTTGATCGCAAGTCAGCAGAAAACCGCGATGTAGTGGAGTTTGAACTTGCCAGTGCATTTGACATGGCAGGTATCCGCGCACCAAAACGCCAGTGCATTACGCGCTGTCAATGGGTGTATCGCTCGGTTGAATGCAGCTACACCGGCACCAACTACTTCAACGTAAGTGATGTTGCAGTAGGTAATGCAAGCCAAGACGTATGCGGCAAGCGTGTTGATAGTTGCAAGGCAAGATTTGGGCAGAACTCTGAGCTACCCCACGGAGGATTCGTTGGCATTGGCACCTATTTCGCATGACCTGGAAAGACGCTGCCTTAGAACATGCCCAGGCCGAGGATCCCCGTGAAGCGTGCGGATTGGTGGTGATCATCAAGGGCCGTGAACGCTACTGGCCGTGCCGCAACCTTGCCACCCAGCCGGAGCAGTTGTTCGTCCTGGACCCAGCGGATTACGCCGCCGCGGAGGATGCAGGTGAAATCGCCGCCATTGTCCACAGCCATCCGATCACCATGCCACTGGCCAGCGAGGCCGATAAGGTGGCCGCAGAAGCCAGCAAGCTGCCGTGGCACATCGTCAACCCAAAGACCAAGGCATGGGGCCTGTATGTGCCCTGTGGCTACCGCTCACCGCTCATTGGGAGGCAATGGGTGTGGGCCGTGCAGGATTGCTGGACCTTAGCGCGTGACTGGTACAAAGAGAATGGCATCGCGTTGCGTGATTGGCAGCGACCAATGGATCCAGCGGATTTCCTTGCTGCACCGATGTTTGATGGTTGCTGGGCGGACACTGGATTCCGGGAGCTTGAAGAAGATGAAAGCCTTGAGAAGGGTGATCTGCTACTAATGTCGATCAATGCACCTGGCTTGAACCATTGCGCCGTTTACATTGGCGATGGGATGGTGCTGCACCACCTCCAGGCACGCCTGAGCAGTCGGGACATGTATGGCGGCTGGTTAGCTAAGATGACAGGCAGGAGGTTGCGCCATGCTCCGTAAGATCAAGCTCTACGGCCAACTGGCTAAGTTCATTGGCAGTCGTGTGCTTGAGGCAGACGTGGCCACTGCTGCCGAAGCAGTGCGGATGCTGGCGGCCAATTTTCCTGGCCTTGAGAAGCACATGGCAGACCAGCACTACCGCGTGACGGTAGGCACCTACGATCTGGCGCTAGATGAAATCCATGATCCAGCCGGCCAGCAGGACATCATGATCGTGCCGGTGATGGCTGGTGCTGGTGCAGTGGGACGGATAATCCTGGGAGTTGCGCTGATTGCTTTATCTTTTGTAACCTTTGGTGCTGGTGCTTGGGCTGGCGTAGGAGGGTTTGGCGCCACCGCTGCTGGCACTGCGGCTGGAAGTATGGCGATTTTCAAGATCGGCGCTCTGCTTGTCCTCGGCGGCGTCGCCCAATTGCTATCCCCAGTGCCAACCGTTCCCCAAGGCGCTGGCAGCGACAACGACCCACGGAAGACCTTTAACTTCTCAGGCATCCAGCAGACATCACGTCAAGGCGTGCCAGTCCCTTGCGTTTACGGCCTTACATTGGTCGGCAGCGTGGTCATTTCTGCTGGCGTTGACACCGTGCAGGTGCAAGCATGACAATCATTGGCGCCGGCGGTGATATGGGCAAAGGTGGCGGTGGTGGCAGCAGCCGCACGCCATCGACAGCACCTGACAGCCTCGACTCTCGGCAGTACGCCAACGTCATTGACTTGATTTCAGAAGGCGAAATTGAAGGCTTGGCTGATGGCTTC